TCTTGAAAAGATTTACTTTCAGGATTATATTTTTTATTTATACGCTCTTGTACTTTAGCTCGCTGCTCATTACTCAATACATCGTTCATGAAACTATCTATAGTTTCTCTGCCTTCTGGAGTAAATAAACCGTTTTTACCTTTAAAAGCTCTACGAGTTAAAAAATGAGATAATTCATGAGATGCAGCACTTACGGCGCCGTTTTTTAAAGCTTGATCTCTATTAACTAATATTACATTTTTATAAGTTTTACCTTTTATTATCATGGTTTCTTTAAACACAGCATCTGATGTATTATTAAATCCATTTTCTGCAGCTATATCTATGTAATCTCCTTCTGGTAATTCCCTAAAATCTACATCTAAACCTGGAGCTTCTTTAGCCACATAATCTATATCAGCTTGATATTCTCCAACCTCTATTTCTCTACCTTCACTTCCGAGCATCATCATCTCTTTACCTAGCTCGGTTATTCTTATATTATTCTCTTGTATTTGAGGCTTGTATATTACATCTAAACTAGGATTGTCTTGTATTTTTTGCAACATCTCTAAGTTTTGTGTTTTTATTTTTCTAGCATCTAATATTTTTCCAAGAAATAAATCTTTTTTAGCTTGTATTTGCTTTGACTCTCCTTTAAATTGTTTATTAGCCTCTATAATAGCCTCTGAATATTCACCAAACTCTTTTTGCATTAAAATAAAAGCATGAGTATTTCTTTCTATGCCCATTTTTTCAGCCATAACAAGGTTTAAAGCTTCAACTGGAGTTCTAAAGTTGTATCCATTGTTTCCATCAGATACTGGTGTATCAGAAAACTTACCTATTTCTTTTAAATCTTTTACGCTCAGCTCTTGCCCTGATTGTATTTTTTTACTTATAATATCAATCTTAGCTTCAGTTGTTTTTTGATTATTAGTTTGTGCAGCTATACTTTTCTTAGCTTGAACCACGTTGTTTTGTGTATTTAAAACGCTTGCTGCTAGTTTTAAAGCTTCAGTCTGTTTCTTAACTTCAGGAGAGTTCATTCGCGCTGAATTCATTTTATCAACGCCAAGCTCTTTCATTTTATTATTTAAAGCTTCTGCTATTTCTCCTGGGCTACTAAACTCTTTTACACCTAAAGTTTTAGATGCTTCTACTGTTTTTTGAGTTCTACTATCTATTGCTAATATTCTATTTTTAACGTCAGTGACTACAGATCCTCTCATGCTTAATGCAGAAAAAGCAACAACATCACCTACTAATTGATCTATATCTGTTAAATGCTTCATTGATTCTTTGAAGTCTAACTCATCTTGTTCAGTTTTGTTACTTGAGTACCAATTAATTCCTATATTAAGACCTTCAACACTTTTAGCTACACTAGTAGCTGAAACACCACCCAAGACCATTCTACCCGCAGCATTAGTAACAACACCAAGTCTTGTTCTAGCAAACTCTGAAAAATAAGGTAAGTATGTTAAAGCTGCTTTTTTAGTCATACCAGCTACAGCACTATTACCAACACCAAAAGACACCGCGTCTGTGTTTGATATTTTTTCTCCGTTCCAGAGAAATCCACCAACCTCATTAGCAACATTCATAGTTATAAGTTCTTTAGTAGCACCGCTAAGCACGTTGTAAGTTCTTTTAACAGCTTGTGATTTACCTGAACCCATACTTTTAAAAAGCTTATCAATACTTGCTAAAGCAGGCTTCACACCATACATTTTGCCTCCTGCTTTAACTTTAACTCCTTTAGATGCATATATAGCCATAAGCAATGGAGCTATTCCACTTAAAGCATCTGTAGATATTTCTGGTATACTTGAATTGTTAACACCTTTATCTAATATAGTCTGATCAACTTGAAGGCCCGTGCTTCTAATAGCTTCTGCATAAACTGCTGCTGCTTCAGTAGGGCTACCGCCTACGTCTCCTAGTTCTCCAAAAGAGTCTGTTCTTAAATAATTTTCACCAGTAATACCTTTTTGAAGTCCAGCTAAACCTCTAGCAAGTAAAGGAGCTTCTTCTATTGTCATTAAGTTAGAATTAAGCTTAATAGCTCTATCTAAAGCAAGCAACTCAAAAAAAGCTTCATTGTGCTCTAAAGCTAGTGGATTTTTAGACATTATTTTAGTAATGTTTTTTCCTATAGATAAAAAATCTTTTTTTCTACCTGCATCAGAAACATCATCTAAGGCTCTATCTTTAGATCCAGTAAAATAATTTATTATATCATTAACAAAACCTTCATCTGTTTCTTTTATATCTTCATTATTTTTAGAAATATTCTCATCAATTGCTAGTAATTTAAAAAAAGCTTTTTTCCTAGCTTCTATTAAAACATCTACAGTAGGTGCTTTATCTTGAAGAGCATCAGTTTTTTCTTTAACTAAAGCAATATCTCCATCGCTTAAACCCATATCCCCTTCCTCTAATGGTGGTATAATGTTTTTTTCGTCTATAGAAACACCTATTAAATTACCATTTTCATCATAAGCCTTGTCTCCTGCATTAGCTTCTTTTCTTAATATTTTTTCTTTTAGTTTTTCAGATAATTCTCCTGTTTTTTTGTATTCATCAAATATTTTTCTTTCAGAAGTTGTAAACTGTCCTTTATCAAATCTTTTTGTAAATTTATCAATAGTTATTTGAGCGCCTTCAGATAATTCTCCTGTTTTATAATAAACATTTAGATCATTAGCTTTGGAATCTTTATTTTTAAAGTTATTTAAAATAGACAAATTTGCTTCAACAAAAGCATCTTCATCTACAGCTAAGCTATTACGTATTTTTGAAGCAGATCTATTATTTAACTCTTTACGTATAGGCGCAAGAATATTGTTAGGATCCACTTCTTTTGGATTACCAAATATATTTAAATCTTCAGTATCTACCATAACAAAACCACTACCTTGACTTTCAATCTTGCTCTTGAATCTACCAGGATAATACTTCTCTAACTCTTTAAATCCATCAGCATCTACAAGCTCAAATGGATCTTTTTTATCTTCATTATTTGGGTCTTGTTTTTCTTTGGTTTCTGCATCTTGTATTATCTTGTATATAGCTGGATTACTAGTTACATAGTCATCTAGATAAGCTTTGTTGTAATTATCTGAAGAACTAACTGTGTAATTTACGTTTGGATCTTTTATTAAATCTTCTTGATCTATTTCAATATTAGCTTGAGTATTAGCCTTTACGTCTTCAGACAATAGTCCAGTTGGATTATTGTTTATAGGCGCTTTTTCTTCAGGATTAGCTTGACTATATTTCCACTCTTTATATGCTATTTTCTCTTCACTGTATTCAGGTAAAGTAGAATAATAAAACTCTCCTTTATTAGGATTAAAAGGTTGTTTTTCATCTGGTGAATCCAAAAAACCACCTGCCAATGTTGATTCCGTAGCTGCTAACTGTTCTGTCGCCACAGGTGCAGCATTCTCTACAACGACTTTCTCCTTTTTTTCAACAACTTCTTCAGTTTTTAATTGTCCACCTACTGTAGATATATACTCTTCAACTTCCATTTCAGATGCCGCAGCAGCTTCTTGAATTTCAGATAATGAAATTTCTTCTCCGTCTATAATGTAAACTTCTTCCATAATTAAATTTTAGTAATAATCCATTTGCCTTTATTCTTTCCTGTGCCTGCAACTACATTACCGGATCCTAACTTGAATCTAGCATTGGCCGCGGCTTCTTTAGTATCATAAGTTTTAACGTTCTCCACACCAATGTTTTTCAACATATACGATTGCTCTGGAGGAGTAATACCAGCTCCAGTAGCTAACGTTGTAGTTATATCTGCATTACTCATACTACCAGTTTGATCTTTAGTTATATGCATTCCAAGACGAGGTACGTAAGCTTGTTGTTGTATACCTTGTGCAGATGATCCTGCTTTTTTATTTGGAACAAGAGTTACCATATAAACACCTTGATCTTCTATATTACTAGGGACATCTGTGGTTGGATAATTTCTTTTAACCAATTCTATATAATCTTTTCCTGTCATATACTCTCTATTAGCAGGGAAATTTGTGCCTAAACCGTTTATTTTATTATTATTTAAGTCTTTAGCAATTGCCGAAGCTTTACTTTGATGCAAAGCTGGATCATAAACACCAGCTGAGTTATTAACTGGCATTAAAGAAATATCACTACTACGTGAAACTAATTTACTAAAAGTAGGTTTATTTGCATTCATCATTAATTTATCTTTCTCGGTGAGTTGACCTGTAACTTTACCAGTTGAATCTTTTTCTCCAACAACATTTTTTTCTAATAATTCATTATCTTGAGGTGAAAGCAGTTCAGAATAATAATTAGCTAACCCAACTCTAGCTGTTTCATTTGCTTTGCTAGTTAAAAATTCTTTATCTTTTTCATCTACCACTCCGTCCTTGGTTAAGTCACCATATTTTTTTCCAAAATCTTCATTACTCATAGAATTTATTTGCTTAATTTCTCTCCATGATATTTCACCTTCCACAATAGGATTACCATCGTTATCTCTTAAAAAACCACCTCTCCACAGTTGATCCCATTTTTTTTCAAATCCAGGAGAATTAATATCTACGTCTAATCTTTTTGAGTATTTTCCTAATAAATCATTTTTTACTTGAGTTGGGTCGTACTTTTTTTCTTTTGTTTCTATCCATTTTTTACTTCCTTTATCCCAAATCTTGTTTGTCTCTACAGTAGGCTCAAACAACTCACTTAAACCAGGCATGCCTTTAGCACCGTTCCAATTATTACCTAAACTTTTTTGAAGCAAGTCATCTTCACCAATACTAGTAAACCAATCATTGCCTTGAGCATTATTAGCAACATCAGCAGATAAATTTTCTGTATCGTTTCTTGTTATAATACCATTTTTATCTACATTAGTTGCATTTAAAATAACATTTCCACTTTCGTCTGTATCAAATTCAAAACTACTATATTGATCATTTTGAATATTTTGAGAAAAAGCGTATTTTTCGTTAGAACTACCTCTTGTAACTCTACCAAGATCAATATCTTGATCAACAGCGTCTTGATTAGCTCCTATAGCACTTCCTGACTCATTACTTAAAACAGCCCAAGAACCTATATCTTGTAATACTCTTCTGTCTCTAGCCACTTTCAATCTAAACTCATTTCTAAGTTCAGGAGTTCCTCCAGACCCAAAAGCTTTTTCATGAAATACTGCTTGTTCTGTAGCTAATTTTCCTACTAATTTAGAAGCGCCATCATTCCAAGCGGCTTTACCTGATTTAGTTTGTGCCTCGTAGTCTGTAAAAAAATCATTAGCAAATTGTTGGCCTTCTTTAACAAGTGCGGAACGTTGTTTGTTTTTTTCTTGTTGTTTTTTTGCTGTTAAATTTGTTATTTGAGCTATTTGTTGAGCTACTCTAGCATTGTGGGCGCTAGCATGTTCTGCTGCTTTGGTTATATAAGTTAATGCCATATTTATATTTTTTCAAATTTAACATCAATACCTGAGTAATCAACTAAATCATATCCATATTTGTCTTTTAGTATTGAATCTTTAGATAATTTAGGATCGTTAGACATAACGCCTTTATATTTACCATGTCCGTAGTTTTTGTTTATATATTCAAAAGTATATATTTTTAATCCACTTTTAGATTTTCCTACTTCTTTTATGTTTTCTTTTAATCTTATATCACTGCCAGCCAGTGCTGTTCCTACATTAGAAACTGTGCCAACCACAGCTTCCGTAGCAGCGTCTCCGTAAGCAACCTTTTGTTGTGTATAAAAATCTTCTTTTTCTTCTACTCTAGCTAAGTCAGCTGAGTCTCTAGCCTCTTGTCTATTATATGCATTACCCTCTTCTCCTATAGCTGATTTTTCTAAATTCATTCTTTGTTGGTTAGCTGCTGCTTCTCCAACCGCTTTTTGTTTAGCGTTTGAAGTTTCTTGCTGTTCAATAGTTGCTGCTATTCCTTTTTTACTCTGCATTGCTGCTCTAGCTAAAGCTGTTGCACCGCCAGCAGATGCCCCTGATGAAACCATAGCATCTAGTGTATTTGCTAAAGCCATATCGGTTTGTTCTGCTTGAAACTCAGCTGCCGCTGTAGATACCGCTAAATTAGCATACGGATTGTTAACTTGAGCTTTTAAAGCTCTAATGTCAGCTGCTTGATTTAAAACAGGTTGCCTATTAGCTCTCATTTGAGTGGCTTCAGCTTCTCTTTTGGCTGATTCTGCTGCTGCTTCTTTTTCTTTTTTCTTATTAGAAGCAAAAGATATAGCTCCAGATATTAAAGCTGCACTACCTCCTATTATTGCTGCAACTCCAACAGTTGCTTCCATGTAAATTATTTCTAATATCATATTTTTAATTTTGGATGATTATAATCTTTACTAGTAACATCATTAATTACATCCTCTACTTTAGTTTTGTTAGTAGGATGCACAGTTACCCATACACATTCTTCATGTATATATAAAATTCTTTGTGTTCCTGGCTTAGTCATGCCGTGGCAAGGTCCTTCAAGAAGTTCTAAACCCTTGTCTGATATTACAGTGCATCTACCTGACATAACAAAAAACGGATGCTCAACCAGGTGTATGGCACTTAGATATATCATATCTTTAGGCATGGTAATTTTTCTTATGTAAGTTCCATCACCAAAACTATGTTCAAGATTAGCTCCATTTACAGTGTCAAAAGGATCATCTTCTATATAAGATTTTCTAACAACTGAACCACTATAATCTCTTATTTGTTTTTGAAACTTAGATATTCTATTTCTAAAATCAACAGTACTCATTTTCCCTGCTTCTTTAATAATAATATCTAAATTTTCATCTGCTTTATTATTCATTTATTTAATTTAATTTAATACCCAGAAGACATCATGTATTCACTGCTAGCCGCCCATAATTCTTTTGGTCCACCTTTTTGTGTTGTGTTATCTGTTTTAATTTTTACAGTTGCAAAATAACCTTTTATACCAGTAATACTATCTCCAAATCTAACTTCACCAGGAGCCGCTAATGAATTAGATACCAGGTTAGCTACGTATTTATTTTCTTTTCTATCAAATCCGGCTCTAAAAGGAACTCCTCCTTGAATATATAATCCTTCATCATAACTGTGAATAGAATTAGTAACGTCTTGAGTGTTTATATAATTAGCGTTAGGTCCTAAATTAGGTTCTGTAAAACCAGACTTAAAAGATTCAACTTCCCAACCGTTACTACCTTCGTATTCTATATTTTTAAAAACTTTAACGCTTGAAGCTGAAGGATTAAAAACGAAAGTTACAGTTGAAGGGTTGTATGTTTCGTAATAAAAACCTCTATTATTAATTACAGTTTCATCATAGTGCTCATATAGCTCTGACTGAGTAAACGTATAAAAATTATTTTTTAAACTACTCATTAAGCTAGGTTTATAGCTAGCAAAACTAACCCATCCATTTATAGACTCATCAAAAGTTAGTGTCTTATAAGTGCTTTCTTTTTTGTTGTCTACATGTGAAGGCGTTAACTGCATAGACATAACATAATTTTTATTATGAATATCCCAACCACCTATTGCTCTTGGTTTTATTGGACTTGTAAATCTAAAAGTAGTTCCAGATGAATAGCTTCCAATAAATTCAGATAAATAAACCTCTGTAGTAGTAGCTCCAATAATAACTTGACTTACAAAACCATCTAAATTTCCACTTGACCCGTTTGCTGCTGAAAAAGAAACATTCATACCTGTTGTTAGATTTGTTAATTCAAATCCATCTGCTGTTATGCTTGAGTTAGTTAAAGTTATAACAATATTAGTTGTTTCTACACTAGAAACACCTACCACTACGTAATTAGAGTTGTCATCAACTATCAAAGCTAGCTCATCTCTAAAATAATCTGTCATGCCATAAGCACTTATCTCAGTAAGGCCATCACCAGACAGTCTCATTATAGCGTTTCTATCTCTATCTGAAAAGTATTTTCTATATCCGTAAACAGCAAAACTCTCTGGGTTATTACTTATACCATACTCTCCTTTGTAAGGAACTATTTGGCCTAAAACTTTAGCTCCAGCTTGAGTCTGAGTACCACCCTCGGTTGTATATATTGTATCTTTATCTATTAAAGCTCTACTTATTTTATTTTCTTGAAATACTATTAAATTAGTGTCTTCAGAATAAGTTTTTTGAATAGAACCATTTTGAGGATCTGCAGATCTAACTAAGTCTTCAGCAACTGAGAAAACGTTTGTATTGTTAATACCTGTTCTAGAATTATAAAGTCCAGAATATATTAATGAATTAAATCTATTTTGCTGCTGAGGCTCAGGTTCGTTAACATAAGCTTTAACACCTTTATCCGTAGATGTATTATTGTAACCACCTCTGATCCTCGACTCTTCTACGTACCAACTATAATTATTAAAACCTCTATAGTCTAATGTACACTCTAAAACAGGTGTTGCTGCTGTTGTATTTGGTATTGTAAACTTTAAAATATCACCAGGTTCGTAATCCACGCCCGTGGTTGTACATTCAAGACCAACTACTTCTCCAAAAACAACTACATTATTAACATCTTCTACTGAGGCTACAGTAATAGTAAACAACGCATCACTGCCATTAGTAACAGAAGCTGACAAAGGCGCTTGATCAACATATATATGATCTGCCGCAGGAATTAAGAGAGCATTTTTTTTACCTGAGCTTATGTTTCTTTCAAAACCATTTGGCCTTTGGTTTAATTCAATAGAGTTTGTTGTACCAGGATAGCCGATACCAGGTGATATAGCCATACCAGCAGGTGTTGTTAAATACCCATTTACACCATCAGGTATAACAGCCAACACGTCGTCCATGTTTGTATCTATTAATTTTTTTAGTAAATAAGTATTAAACCAATCTACTTCTATAACTGTAGCCATATTTATATTATTACTTGTTTATTTATTTTATTACTTAACTAACTACTCTGGCTGTTTTCTTCATCTGGTAATGTAACTACAACGGTTATATTTATCGAAGTACTACTTTTTCCAGAGCCAGAAGCGTCATTTACATATACTGGAATTGTAAAAGAACCATTAGTACCTCCAGTAAATCTAAGTATCTGCACATTACACGGTATTGGAAAAGAATTTGTTAGAGGTAATGGAAAATTACTAATACTTCCACTGTTTCCGTTAACAAAAGACCATGCACCTCCTGCCGGCTGTAAATTTGATTTAACCCATCTTAAGCCTTGGTCTTGAACACCCAACACAGCACCATTAATGGCATATAAAGCTACTTGAACAAAACCACCGCTTGAGCTTAAAGTAATATCAGTAGCAGGTATAGGAGTTTGAACATTATTAACTATGTTTGATTCCATTAGTTTTGGTGTGATATTTCCTAAAAATCCACTTACAACAAAATCTTTTGAATATGAAATATCTGCCTCTATATTACTTACATTTATATAAAATTTAAATCCATTTAAAGAACTATTATTTCTAAAGTACCTATTAACTGTATTTTTAATTAGCAATTGATTTACATTAGCGGGTAACGGAGAAACTAATGAGCCAGAAAACTCATTTGAAATGTCAGAAACAGCAAGGTTTTCAACTTTTGTTAAGGAAATATCAGCCCCAGCCAATAAAACTCCATTAATATTTTTACAGCTAATTGTAGTTAATATCGTGTTTAATGCATCATTTTCATTATAAAAAATGTTAGCTCCTTTTTCTTGACCTGTTCCTTTAATAAATACTAGTTCAAAAGGGGAGGCTGCTGCTGCGGCTGTTGTTATGGCAGTATTTAATTCAGATATTAATCCACTAGTAGAACTTTCCCAGTATATATCTAAATTAGAATTTCTTGGTTTAACTTCCATTACTGATAATGGATCTGGCCAAACTGGGTTATCTTGCGCTATATGCTCTGGAAGCAGCGTAAATTCTAAAGGATCACTCCAGTAACAACCTATAGCACCGTTAGTTAAATCATTACCATATGAATCAATATACACTTTGTCTCCAGCACTATATCCAAATCCTAGAGTAGTTACTTGCCAGAACATCTTTCTAGGACTACCAGTAACATCACTACTATCTACTTTCTGTTGCATGCCGCTTGTATTCCAAGGTCCTATATTCAATCCTCTTAATCTTAACCCTGAACCACCGCCATTAGTACTTGTTGGAATACCACCACTAGAACCAAAATTAAAAGGTTTTAATTCTATGGAAATTGTATTGTCAGCTCCAGCGTCGTGGTGAGGATTCAAAGATAGACCAGTAACTACACCAGGACTTATTTTAATTATATCACCAACTTCATAACCGGATATTCCTCCACTCACAACTTTAATTACTAGATTAGGCTCTCTCATTGAACGCTCTAGTTTATTATCCCAATAGCTGTTTGTTTCAACAGCTGGAGTATAATCTTGAACAAGTGATCCATATTCTTGGGTGGTAGAAGTCAATTGATCTCTAAAATAAAGACCAGTTACTGTAAATGATAAAATTGCGCCAGTTCCATTTCCACCTCCACTATTTATGTATTCAAATTCATTTGAACCAGTAGCAGGCGTACCAGACGATTGAGTTAACGTTCTTGTAAAAGTATTTTTTTCGTGTAACGGAGTTGCGGACGTAACAACATTCGCGACTTGTAGAGTTGGGTAATCAATAACCAAGTAAGGATTAGTCCCTTCATCGGTAAATTCCCTAAAAGGAACTTTATAATTAGAGTTAGCTACTGAACTAGATTTGTATCCAGAGGTAAAAGCTATTCCAGGATCTTTGCCGCCTTGAAAAGCTTGAGCATTTAATTGAGTAGCAACAACTGGTGGTGGTGGTGAATACGCTCCCCATTGAGCTTCGTTTCCATTACCAATTGTTATTTCACCAACAAAACCAATAGCATTTTTATTTCTCCATTTTGTTTCTGGGTTTGGATATAAAGAACCATCAACTGGGCTTTTTAAAATTATCCTATCATTAGACGAGATTTCAGCAATTGAAACAGCCATATTAGGATTTAAAGAACCTCCAGTCCAAGCTGGCAAACCCATTCCTTTTGGCCCCATGCTAGCATCATCATCATTATCTCTACTATATATAGCGTTGCTAAAAACTATGTTATTATAATAAGCACCATAAACATTACCATATGTACTTAATCTGGCAACATTAGGATTACTTTTTGCTTGGTATATACCTGGCGCTATAAGAACTGAAGCATCTAGTACTCTATTGGCAGAGTCATCAAAAGATACTTTACCTTCTCTATTTATACCTAAATCATTAACTTTACCTATAGCATCAACAGTGAAATAATCTAATGTGTTTTTTCTTGTATTAAATTGTTGGCTTAAAGGTAGCCACTGTTGTGCAGATACTCTAGGGTATAAAACTGAATCACTTGTTGAAAACTGTGTTTGTTCTGGCGCTACATCTTCTGTACTTATTGGTATTTTATTTATATTATCTCCAGTTAAAGTAATATGAGACTGTAGTTTAGCTAAAGGTATGCTATATTCCGTAGTTCCAGATAAAGAATTAGGTAAATAAGCATTGTAATAATCTTCAGCTTCTTGTTTTACAACAACTTTATAACTATACCAACCTAGTGGATTAGAATTTCCAATAATCTCAATGTCTATAGTAGAAGATAAAGTTGAAAATTGAATACTTTTGTTTAAAGTTATTCTTTTATTTGAATAGTCAACTGATATTATAGCTAGAGAAAAAGGTGTAGGAGTAGTGTCTTGATCTACGCCCTTAACTATACTTCCTATTATTATGTCGTTAGACCAATCAGCATCACTAACTTGCAATATATTAGCTAATGTCTGTTGCGTTGGCGCTGGCGTTGATGCGCAATTTATAAAACCACTTCTATATAATCCAGGATAACCACCTGCGTAAGAAACTGTCTCAGGTATAGCGTTATTCCAAAACATTTTTATACTATCTCCAAACCAATTGTTTATGTTTGTTGACCTGTCTCTATATTTAGAAAAAATTGTTGATCCAGAAAAAACATCTGATGAATTTATGCTACCATTAGGGAAAACAACAGTTCCCTCATTTATAGCAGACAAAATAACATCTGAAGATCTTCCGTATTTATCTTGTAAAACAACTCCAACTTGATAATTTCTATTTTGTTTAACACTATGTGTTATATAAGCTGCTTGTGAAGATTTATTAGAAAAGTCTTGGTCTAGTCTAAATTTTTCATTTATGCCTACATAATAGTCTAAAGTTAGAGGTGGAGTAGGTTTATCTATAAAATTACCAAAAACAACTCTATTACCAGTAACTGACTGTGTTTTAGCTCTAATAGGTATTTTATCGTAAACTCTAACCGTATCTGCTTCTGTTAAATTTCTAAAAGGTTTTCTAGACTGATAATTGTATTTAAATATTTTTGACGAATTACCACTTATTTCTACATCTATATAACTAAACGTGTCTAACACTTTTACTTGAAGCCCATCAGACTCTTTATATAATATATCTATTTCTATTACTTTTAATTTGTCATATAATTGATTTATAATAAATTCAGACTCTATATTTATTTCTACTTCATCTACTCTATTCTCAAAAAAAGCAACAACTGTTGAATTTGAGATAGCATCTTCTTGAGATTTTATAACGCTAAATGCTATTGTATCGTACCTATGGTCAGCTTTTCTTGATTGAGGAGGCTGAGCGTAAGCTGCTGAAGGACTAGCTGCGCTGGGGTAACTGCTAAATGATTGTATCGGCACAATTGGAGTATCTTGTTTATTAAAAACAGTATTATTATCTGTTGAGCTAGTTAAGTAACCATCTTGTTTTGGTATAAAAGCTGGTTGAGTAAATGGAGACATTAATGAATATTCACCATCTTCATATTTAAACCTATAAGCAAATCTAACAAATTTTTCTTTTAAAAAATCTGAATCCCCAGGCCAGTCAGACTCAAATTCTGGATTTTCTTCAGAAAAAGTTATAGCACTAGACATTATAAGCACTTTTGCATTAAACCCAGCAAACCAGCCGGGGATTGTTGAACCTACTACAATGTCATATAAGTTAGGCCTACTGGTGTTTACTACTACTGAAGCTACTTTAACGTCAGAATTTAAAGGGCCTTGATTAACTCCAGAAGAATTACCACCACCCACTGCTGAACTAATTAACATACCTTTACGAGGCTTACCATTGCAAACACACGTAAAAGCATAATTAGTGCTTTGTCTACCTGGAAAATTATCAGTTGGGTTTCTATAAAAAGGAGTACCAGAAGTTATTTGACCAACTAGTGAAGCCTCTTTAAATCTTTCAGACTTAGTGTATGATGTTGGATAATATAATTTTATATCTTTACCACTAAACACTAAATCAGATTTTACTGTAGATTCAATTTCAAAATAAAAAGGATTGGTTGTGCTGAGAGCTTTTATTCTAATGTTTTGAGTTTGGGAAGTTGCTGCTGCGTCTGGATCAATAACTAAAAAATTACCTGGCTTTAAAGATTGGTATTTAATAGGTACATCACAATCAAAGCTGGTTATTAAAGTGGTATTTATTGGTATTTCCACTTGCGCTCCAATTATTATTGGATTAATGCTTGAATTAAATACTGTTATAGTTTTTGTAGCAGGAACAACGTTATTGACAACAACTGAAGTTATGTAAGAAATACCAGGACCACCAAAGCCGGTTATTTTCATTCCAGTAACAACATTGTTAACACCTGTTGCAGGGACTTCAAAAACTGTACCTCCAGCTGGTATGATTGCATTATTAGTAACACTACCGTCAGGTAAAGTAGTATGGTATTCATTTGAATGGTAGCTAGATGCTACTTCAACAGAAGTTGCATTATATAATTTAATGCTGCTATGAAGCTGAGCAGTCTTATAAGGATAGTATTTAGCTAAAGATATTTGTTCTTCTGTTGTGTAATGAGTTGGTGTTGAGAGACCAGAACTATTAGCTAAGTTTACATTTATTTTTCTAGGTTGGTTTCTATTGTCAGTCCAAAACAGTAATTCTTCTATTAAATTAACACCGTTTATTAAATTTGTGGTTGAAAAATTTAAAAAATTTCCATTTACCAAAACACGAGACTGACCTAGTATCAAATCATAAACATGTATAGCACAATAAGCACCAGCTGGAGCTGGATTTGATAAAGAGCCAGAAGACGAATCTGTGTAATTTGTTATATATACATATATTCTATCATTAGCGCTATCCATTAAGTTGCCTATAATTACAGCACCATCAACAGTAGATCCATTACTAGAGGTAAAAGAGTTAAGTTTTAAATTACCTAATACATTTTCTAATGCACCAACATCAGCACCCTCTGATTTACTTACATTTATATTTTGAGCATCTCTATACTCGCCTTTAGATAATAATCTATCATCTAAGTCTTTATTCATTTTAGACTTGATAAAAGTATTTTGCGCTTTTGCCATTTAATTCTAGTGTTTAATCCATTTAGACTTACCTCTCATAACTTGAGTAAATTCACCTAATTTTATATTACTTAATCTTATTTTCGCATTTCTTAATTTAGCAGATTTTTCTTTTTTAAATCTTTGAACTATGTATTCTGGTGTCTTTGGGCGATAAGCTATAATATTGTATACCATGTAAGCATATAATGCATCCTCGGCCATCTTAGGTATCTTAGTATCCTCATCATAACCAAGTCCATCAGATATATATTCTAGCAGTATTAACCTATTGGCTAAGTCACTACTAAACGAAAATACTCCACGTCTTTCGTCTATTGTAAACCATCCATTTTTTTGAGATATTTGAGGATCTAGCCCGTATCTTTGTCCATACGCCATTTTCCACCAATCCCAGCCATTAACATTAGCATTGCTATTTACATTAGCTAAAGTTTCATTGCCACTTATGTTGTTACTGTTAGAAGATCTCCACCTACCGTTAACTAGGGACTGTTTAGATTCTAAAGCATTACCATAAAAATCTTGCGTAGGTATCCCACTAGAGTCTTGTAATGGTGTGAAAGTAGGGTTTGAAGTTAGAGTTGTAGGGTATATTATATGTTTAACACCAGCACCATCAACCCAAGATAATTGAACGTAATTAACATAGTCTTGTGGCAGAACTAAAGATAAGCTAGGTGGTATAGTTAATTCTTGAGATTTAACACTTCTTAAAGTGTCGTAGCTAAATTCTTGTAAACCTCTTTTGGCATGGAATACCACATCGGATCTTTTTGTTCTAGGTATTAACTTGTCAGTACCAACATATATAATCATGAAATTATTAATAATATCTTTTAAATCAACATATTCATAATTTTTATAATTATCCCATAGCGAAGAATTAATTAATTTAATTTCTACTATAGAAGTGCTTGGAACCGCAGTACCTGCAGAAACTAAAGAAACGCTTTGAGTTCTTACTCCTCTATCAACGGTAGTACTTAAAGTTGCAGTTATTTTATAAGGATCTAAAGTTGGATATTGCTCTACGTTGTCTATATATATTTTAAAATTATTTACAGAAGTTGCTGTATCTGTAGCATTCCATATTAAAGGAGTTAAAGTATTGGGCCATGTAAAGTTATTTGTAGCGTTACCGTTAGGCGTGTATACTACAGATCCTTCGTAATATTCTGAACTAGTTTGTTTTATTAAACCCATAATTTATTTCTTTGAATTTGTTTCTTCTATTTGCTGCAACCCACTAGCCGCTTGAATTATTTGAGTGTCTTTTATTATTAAACCAGCGTATTTTAAAACACCTAGTATAGTCTCTGTTTGCTGGCTTTCACTTATTTCAAATTGAATAGAACCTTGACCAGTACCACTCATTAAATTAGCCTCTGTAAGTGTTATTATAATATTAATAGAAGGTGAACCTGTAATAAAAGAATTTGTTGCAATAGTTATAGTATCTCCAACAGCGTAGTTTTTACCAGATAACGTTACATTTATAAAAGTATTAGTGTTTGTTAGTGTTACTGCACCAGTTCCATTTACTGTAAAATTTATTTCCGCTCCAGTGCCACTACCATTTGTTTGAAAAGTTAAATTTCCAGTGCCAGCAGCTCCTTGAGTTAAAGGATAGCTAATAGAGGTTGCTGGTGCAACGGCGCCAGCAGCACTTCCAATTAAATTAGTTGAAGAAGTTAAAGAAGCTACAGCTAAACCGCTAGGTACATATAAATTAGAATCGTATATATACTGTCCTAAACTACCTATAGTAAAACCCCACCTGGCATCTAATGGTTTTCTTATGTAATTAAATTCTACATCATCATTAGAAGGTGTGGAATTTAAGCTAGGATATACAGTTATTTTGTTAGCGGCATAAACACCTATAGGAAAATTTAAACTAGGCTGTAGTAAAGGAGATTTTGTTTGTAGATAATACTGTTTTTTACCCATCAACTCTATTTGAGGTGAGCCATTAGCTTTAGAATAAACTACACTACCCATTCTATGAACTGGAGATGAATTTGAGCTAGCGTCTTTGATTGGTTCTAAATATGTTACAGAGCTATCTGTATTTACTACGTGAGAACTAGCCTTAGCCGTTTCATCAAAAGTTTGAAACTCTTCATAAGTATGATCCATTCTTGACGCATACTCCACGTCTGTTTTTGGCATTCGTAAAAATTGGTTGTAGTCTTCAAAAAACTTTTCAAAAGTTTCTAATTGAACTTGTGTAGCTAATTTATTAAACTCATCAGGAGTTAAATAACCACGTTGTTCTTTATTAAGAATACTTAATACTGTAGTGTATACCGTGTTTACGTTTATTGCCATTTTAATATTTTTAAAAAAAAAGGGTGGCGATAAAACCACCCTTGTTTATAATCACTTGTTATTTTACTTTTTTATTTATAGATTTGTAAACCTCAAGTCCTTCGTCTGTTTTAAACCACGCAGCCATTGCTGAATAAGGGTTTTCGTCAAAAGGTACAGTCATTAGTTTACGACCATTAGATGTCCATTTAAATGTTCTTTGATCATCGGCTAAAGAAATTATATTTTTTTCTGTAGCTACAATAGCAAAGTTTCTTAATACAACATTTTCGTCTTGAGATAATTCCATAAAAAGATTTGGTTGTTCTTTAGCAAATAATAATAAATCTCTTTTTAGCTCTTTAGAACTTAATTTACCTACACTAGAACCTTTTTCAACTCTTAATATAGCCTCTGCTTGGTCAATATCCATTTCGTAAGCCATATTCATAGCGGCTAACTCCATCTCTAACCAATCATGCTGGTCAGATGCTTCTTGTTTTTGATCATGCTCAGTAAATATTAATCCTCTATGAGGGTGTTTTTCTAAAAACTCTTGTAAGTTTCTTTTTTCTTTAGGAACCATTAAGTGTCCCATTTCAAACATTATATGCTTTAAAGTAACATTACCTTTTTGCTCATCAACAAAAATACTTTTATGATTTGTTGCATATCTTAATTCTCTTTCATAACCAACTTTAGAATCAAACCATACTAAAGGGTATTTAGCAGAGTGTCTTGAAGGTAAAGTATATGTAAGAGGATTTTTATTTCTTAATAGATAGTAATTTCTATCTTTATATTCCCAAGTTTTTTCTTTAGACTCTTGTTTGGGTGCATGAGCTTTTTTTTCTTTTGTTTCCATAATATAATATAATATAATAATTAAAAATTGGTTATTTAAGTTGAAGTAACTTTTGTGTATTCACTAGTTGCTATACTAATAGGAACAGGGATACTAAATGTATCAGGATTTTGACCACTTGTGCCACTATAAACTATAGGTCCATTTATAACACCACTTAAACCAGCACTAGATGATATTGCTGACCAAAACACGTTTTTGAATTCTGATGCAGAAAGCTGAAAATCAGGCCTATTGCTAGGTGCTGTGTAGGCTATAACTTTACTTGCCATAGCTAAATCACTAGTTCCGTCTGCAATTATTGACAACGGTGTATAAAGAATTTTTACTATGAAAGTAGTTCCAACGAACAAAATATCAATTGTAGAAACATTATCGCAGCTAATTAGATTAATATAATTATCAAAATCAACTCTATACGGGGTTAACGTTGCCCCATCTCCAATTCTAACTCCTAAATTTAAATAACCCATTTGTTTTTTATTTAAAAAAAGACCCCGCCGAAGCGGGATCTTAAGTATAACCTTGATTAAGTTAAAACTGTTGAAAGCTTTAATGTAACTTCAGGTGTTATAGTACCTACTAGCATTCCAGTAGATGTAACTTTTTGTTCAACAATTGGTCCAACTAATGCTGGTCCACTTGTTCCCATTGCTAAGCTAAACGCTTCTGCAAATTCAGCTAAATATTGAGCTTCAGTTAAAACAAAAGAGTTAGATCCGCCTTTGGTATAAACAATATTAGCTTTCGCTAAATAATCGTCTTTCATAACAAGTGCATAAGTAACATCAATTGTAAGCGTGTTAGCTGATATTGCTGCTGTAAGTTGTAATACGCCTTCGGCCATTACAACTTGATTTTGTGTGATTTTTAATAAACCCATTTTCTTATTTTTTAAATGTTAATAATTAATTAAGCTCCTTTGAATAACACGAAGTTATTAGCAGCTTGAGTTACTAAACATCTTTCAGATAAGAAACTTACAGTCATAGCATCTAAAGTGTCAGTATAAGCACCGCCTACTGAACCAGTAATCCAAGATTTCATTCTTCGATCTTCAGTTTCAGAAGCTCTGTATCTCACATGTAAGAAAGGACGTCTGATGTTTGATCCTAACATTTGATCATATACTGTAGTAGTTCCAGCTGGAATCATTACACCATCAATTTCCTTATCCATACCTCTTAAAGAAGCATCGTTAAGATATTTCCAGTCAGTTTTGTAGAAGTCATAAGAACCTCTTCTAAACCCTGAAAAACCAAAGTTAAGAGCCATATCGCCATCATTCTCAAATAGACCATAAGAAGCAGCTGTAGTAGAAGCAAATCCACCATTAACAGCAGCAATCATATCGTCAAAATCAAGAGCCGTAGATCTTGATAAGAATAACATGTTTTCTTCGATAGCACCTTGCTTGTCTAAGTTTTTGAGTATTTCATCAAAATCTGATAAAGCACCTGAACCAGGAGCAGCAGCGCCAGCAAAACCAGAGTATACATTACCTCTTGCTTCGATAGCAGCAAATAAACCTTCAGAACCTTGAACATCAGAGGTTAAAGCCACATCATTAGTTCCACCATATTGGAATTGAGCTCCACTAGCATAAGCAGCAGTGTTCATATCTTCAGCTTCTATCATTGACATTTCTAGGTAATCTTCAAATCTTAATCTTGTTTCAGACTCAGACTTTAAGTACCACAAGTATCCTGATTGACCATCTTCAGTAGAAACTTCAACCCAACCAATCTGAGCTGTGTCAGATCCATTAATTTGAAAGTTATCTTTAAGAATCATTGGTCTATTAGAAAACTGCGTGAAAGCAGGTTGAATAGAACCTTGCAATCCAATAGCACCTTTACCGAATTCAGAACCGTAAACAAATACGTTTACTTGCCCGGCAACAACACCTAAAGCATTAGTTGCTGTTCCGTAAAACTTAATTTGTAATTGATCTAACATATTGTTAGCAGAGCTAGTTACAGCCTGTACTAAACCTTTTTGTACTATAAGTCCAGTAGCAACGTCAGACATTAAAACTGTTTGACCAACTCTAATAGCGCCTCTACGTGAAGCAGCAGCTACATCAGGTTGAGCAACAGCTAAATTTAATAATAACTGAACATCAGCATCAGCAGTACCAGAAGCACCTGTGATTTGATTACTCTTGTAAGCTACGTGAAGTCTATTTTGTTCAGACCAAATTACTTGATCAGAAGTCATAGGCATTTCAGCTCCTACCATTCTCAAGAAACCACCAATTGTTCGGTTTCCGTATCTTTCTATCTCAGCTTCGTAAAGCTCAGGTAGATATTGTTGTGCGAAGTTGTTAACTGGATCTCCGCCCGCAGCATTTCCTGTAAAATCTAAATAGTTAGTGTTTAAAGCTAATCTATTTTGTGCTGGGACTATTGATGCAGGAAAACTTCCTGAATTTGAAAAACTCATGTTTTTTATTTTTATTTATTAATTGTTCTTTTTATTTGTTTTAAATTTCAACTTAGAACTATCAACACCAGATATTGCTTTTACTTTCAAACCACCAATAAAAACATCACCTGTAGGATTACTCCTTGGTTCTGTACTTATATTGTTTGATTTAGCTACCACATCTTTAATAGCGTCGGCTTTACCTTGCTCATAAAAATGTTGTGCTATTGTATCTGCATTTCTAGCTGCGTATACGGCTTTGTGATAGCCAACAGTATCACTAATCTCACCCTCTTTGTTTAAGAACTTCTTAACAAACGTACTTAAGCTTGATTGGTTTTCAACAACATCACTTGGACTTGAAACGTTATACCTAAAAGTTTTTTCGCCAACGTTAAAATCGAAACCTTCAAATTTTTCGTTTAACAACTCTTTAGTATTTTTTTCAAACAAATCGCGAATATGTTTAACTTTCTCTTGTTCTTTGTTGTGTCTATTGAAAAAATCCATTGCTTTTTGTTGTTCCTGAGTTACGCCGGGTCTCAACTTGATTTCGTCGTAATATTTCTCTTTTGTTTCTTCCAAAAAGTTTTTGGCTTTTGCAATTTCTTCTTTGAATGCGAGTTTTTTCTTTTTTACATCTCGCTCTTCATCCACCTCTTCATCATAATTAAAATTATCCTCCATTATGAAAGATATTTCTTCATTATTTAAATGTGGTTTAGTATTTTTATAAAACTCTCGTAGTATTGAATCTTCGTCTAGTTGTGAGTAATCTCTATTTAACCTAGCATAATCCTCTATAGTTCCACCAGTTTCTTTCATAAACGAAACTAACTTGCCAATATTTTCAGGCATTACTATTTCAGGTTTATTTTCTGTAACTGGATTTTCTAAATCTGGAGCTTTTTCTTTTCTTTCTATTTCAACTATAGGTGAAACTACTTCTTTCTCTTCGGTGGGCCGTACTTCTTCAACCACTTTTTCGCCACTTGTTTTGTCTTTTTGTTTTTCGACAATAACATTGCTATCATCTGGCTTTTGTTCTTGAATGGCATTTTTAGTTTCTACTTTAGTTGTTTCTTCTGCAGGTTTTTTAGTTAAATTAACTTTATAATCTTCATTGACTGCATTTGTTAATTTCTTTGGCTTTTTAATTTTTAGAGGTGCCTTCTCTTTATCTTGAATTGTTTCTGACATAATATAATATAATAATTAATAATAGTTACGGCATCAAGGGCTCAACACCCGTGGTGCTCATATCTTCTTCATTGTTGTTTTTAAAATCACTAGGTAATAAATTATTTTTTCTTTGGTCTATCATCTGGCTTTGCTGAGTTCCAGATATTCTAGTTCTTTCGTCTTTACGATCTTCTATAAAACTTTCTTTATCTCTATCTCTTTGTATTCTCATTTGCTCTAATTGAACATTATAACCAAATTCAATTTGCATTGTTTCTTTTTTTATCTGAGACTCTGTCTGCATTCTCTGTATTTCAAATTGAGATTTACCTTGTTCTATTTGTAAAGTTGTTTGAGATAATGCTTGTTGTTTTTGGAGTTCTGCCATAGCGGCTTTTTCTGCTGTTTGCTGGTTCGCTTGTGCTTGCGCTTGTATATTAGCTTGTTGAGCTTCTTGATCAGCTTTTTGTTTTTTCTTTCTTCTGTATTTTAAAAACTGATTAGCTAGTTGAAGGTTTTTAACTTCTCTAATATCTATAGCGTCTTCTAAGAATATTTGTCCTGATTTTAAAGCAACTTGTATATTTTCTTCAAGTTTAGCTTTTTCTTCTTCATCTGGTTCTAAATTTAAAAATATACCAAAGTCATGTATGTTTAGTTTGGACAACTCATCTAAAGTGCCTACGTTGTATTGTGATATACTATTTTCTAACGATGCTCTAGTTAAAGGAAATTTTAAAGAATCTGCTACTCTTAAAGATATATTTTCACAAGCTCTAAGAGTTAAAAATAACTGAGCTTGAAGTATGTGTCTTGTAGCTACGTTTGAATTAGCAGCTGCTATTTTTTGTAAGCCCACTAAAGACTCTTTTGCTGGCATACTACCGTCTCTGGCTTCGTTTAATCCAGTTACATCCCTTATCATTTGCAAGTAATATTGATAAGTTTGTATCAATGACTGTATTTTAGCTCCACCAGATCCCGTTTGCAATTCTTGAATAGGTACTTTACCTCTATTAGGATCACCATCTACTGTTGAAGATCTACCAACTATAGAACCTGTTTGAAAATACATATTTAAAGCTTCTCTAGGGTTGTAGTTTGTTCCATTACCCAAATCAACTTCAGCCAGTCCATCTACGTCTAAAAACACGCCATCAGGAACTACTCTAGCTAATACTTGCTGAATTTTTAAATGTGTTAATTGAATCATATCAGCAAAGCCAGTAACTCTAGATACCAAAGACTCTATTCTACCTTTATACATTCTAGGAGCACATATAGCATAATTCATGTGAACTCTAGTAGTATCTGCATTAGGTCTAGTCATACTTTCTGATAAACCCCATTGCATCATCATAGGGTGTCCAAGTATTTTTGCTCCAGAATATAAAGTTTCTATAGTTCTAGATACTCTTTCAAAATTATCATTTTCTGGTGGATTAAAAGTGTCAGGTTTTTCTAAAGCTTTCTCAAGACCAAAAGCATTTTTCTTTATTTTAAAAACTTGATCTGAATAAGTCTTATATTCAAAGTATAAAACCTGAACAGTTAAATCATCTGATCTTCCATTCCAATTTCTTAAATATTCAGCATTACCTGGATACCGTTGTATAGTTTCCATTTCTTCATCAGTAAGTCCAGGAAACTGAACTTTTAAATCTTGTAATGAAACAGATTTAACTTCACCAGCATAATATACATCCTCAAAGTTTGGGTCTTCTGTATAAGAATATACAAGCCTTGAAGGGTCAACATATTCAACTATAACTCCTCTAGATCTATCCCACCTGGTTTTTAAAGCTCCAATACCTAAAACAGTTAAATCATAAGCTACTCTTTGTCTTGTTAGATCATATTTATTATAATCTAAAACTTGATTTATAACTTCTTCCTCAGCCACTTCAACACTTTGTTTAAAGTCCATCTGCATATGAACAGCTAATTCTTCTTTATCTTGCGGAGCAGCGTCTGGGTTTTCTGAATTAAAACCATTTACGTTTAAAACTTTTTTGGCTTCTGTTAAAAATTCTTTAGCAACTATATCAGTCATTAAGCCTTGAGCATATTCAGTTCTTTGTTTAGAACACACTGGGTCTTGAGCAAAAGCGTTTATTTCGTAACTTCTATCAGATATGCCATTAACAACAATATCTACGAATTTAGCTAAAACTGGAACTGGTTTCCAGTCTAAGTTTAAATAAGATAAATCTCCATCTATAGCTAATTCATCTTTATATTTTTGAACAGGTTGTTCACCTCTAGCGTAAAGTCTTAATGAGTGGTATTGATTATAGTTAGTAGCGTAACCACCTGCACCACTTCTGTAGTTTCTGAACCATTCACCTTCTATAGCTCTTCCTACTGCTAAACCGTATTCTTCTGTTGCTTTCTCTGCATCAGGAACAACTTGATTTGGAAAAGAACTATTATTACTAGTGTAAATTTGCGCCATATTTATTTTATAATTTTTGAAATGCTACCTTTATTGTCATATCTTTTAAAGCCAAGATAAACAGGTTTTATTTTTCGATCAGCAACAGGTTTGTATCTGTTCTTGTTGCAAGCCATAATAGATAAACCAGAACTTATAGTAGCATCATGCTTTGTTCTATTGTTTATATTAAATACAGCCCAATCTTCTAATGTTTTTTGAAGATACATGTCTCCATATTCTTCATTGTTTAATCCTACATATTCTTCAATATAAGACTCTACCGCAGCCGCGTGAGCTTGCTTAATGTCTTCACTTGAATTAGGTATTCCACCAATTTCTTTTTCTGTTGTAGATAATTTATTCCAAACTTTATCAGGTCTGTTCATTGAAAAACCTCTATAACCTCTACGTTTGAAATAATATAACAATCTAGGTTTATTATTCTCACATAATATAGGCATACTATAAAAAACACAAGCCATCAAAACATCTTCAAAAAATATCTCCGCTGTGTGTGGTCTTGATATATATTCTAAAAAAAAGTGATTAGGTGGCGCATCTTCCATACTAAATTTAGTTAAACCATGCAAAGCCCCATTAGAGCCTTTACCATCTACTGTTCCTGATATATCATAACTATCACATCCAAAAGCACCTATGTGCTCATTTCCTGGATATTTTGTTTCATTTTTTATTATTATTTTGTTTTGTAAATTACTTGGTGGAACCCAAGTTATTAAAAATCTACCATTTTTGTCAGGAACAAATTGTACTGATGTATCTTTAACTCCATTTTTCCAGATAAATTTACCTTGAGTAACGTTAGTAACGTTATTAAACTCCTGGTTATAATCTATTTGTTGATATATTCTAGTTAAATTAAATAAACTTTGTTTAGACTCGTCTCTAAAAGCGTGTTGTTCTGTTCTTGGAAACTGTCTGTAGTATTCGTTTAAACTATCTTGATCAGACTTTAATCCTTCAACTTCGTTTTGCCAGTGTTCAATAACGCCTGTTGTAATGTCGTAACCGTCAACGCCTTTGACGCTATCTTTTTCTCTAATAAAAACAGGTGATCCGTAAGTATCCATGAATCCTTCGTAGTTCCATTCCATAGGGACGAACAAAGAATAGAGTCCAGAAGAAGTTTGTCCATTTCTATTTCTTTTTTTAACGTCTGAATTATAGTATAATTTTTTGAAGTTGTTTCCACCCTTGTCTAATGCATTTGAAGTTGAGCCCATCATACACTTGCCTACGATTCTTGATCCTAGCCTTAATGTAGTTTTTGTAACTCTCCAGTTATTCAATATGTTATCAGGTCTTTCCCATTTACCACTTTCATCATGAGCTAATAGCTTTAGCTTTTCACCATCGTAAGAGTTGTCGCCTGTATTTTTCCAGTCAATAGTTGTATCAAGCCCATCAAGTTCCCTTAATTGCTCATTACTTTCAAGCTTTCTTCTAGTAAGTTTTGAAGCCGGAACCCTATACGCCAGTTCTGTCTTAGGACGATCCATACCGTCTTGGATCGGCTTGAAGAAAAACGGATAGTTAACGGATATTGGCACGACTTTATCTGTGAACATTTTTTTAGCATCTGATCCAGATTTAGATAATATACCGAATCTGGCGTCACTGGATATTGTCGCTTGATTAACAAGTTCTGCTGAGGACATAAATGAAAATCCAGACCTTCTGTTTTTAAGGTAGCACATACCGTAACATCTGTTATCTGCTTTGCATGCTTCCCAAAATATATAGAATAGTCTATTTGCTTCTCTATAATCTGGTGCTCCAACGTCAATTTTTGACCATTGCAAGTACATGTAATGAGTACCAGTAATGTAAGTAGGTAAACCTTTATTATAGAACCAATAACCCTCATCTCTTCTTGTAAATTCTTTATCAATATAATCATACCACTTTTCTTTAAACTCAGTGCCGTGATCTTCCCAATCAAACCTAGATTTAATTCTACTTAGTTCTTTTGGGTATTCTTGCTTTTCCCATTTTTGATCAACTTTGTTTTCGCTTCGTTTAAACGGTTCATTTGTTGTTGGTAAAGCAATCCTGAGATTTTGTATTTCAATGATTTGTCCAATTTGTCCAGTTTTACTTATTACTATAAAATCATAATCAGAGTTATAACCATACTCCCATTTTTTGAAACGATTTTGTTTCTTTAATATCTTAGGATTAATTAAATCCTTAACCTCTTTCCAAAGAGTTTGCTCGTAACTCACTTGCTTCTCCCTTCTGCAAATCCTTTAAAAGTTTTTTGTTGTTTAACTTCTTTAGGTTTTTCATTTAAAATATCTTCCTCTATCTGTATGCGAGTTAATATTTCAAAAGCATCAAATATTGCTAATTTTTTTGTTGCAGCAGCATTTTTTAATCTATCAGCGCTTACATCGTCGTCTGAGTCTACAATCTTTTCTTTTGCTACTTTAATTAGTTCTTCAACTGCTTTCTGCCCAGCTTGGATTATTTTCAATTTCGTTTCCTTCGTATTCATTTACTAAAGCTATATCATTTGATTTCATACAATAAAGTCGTTCACCATCTATAATAAACTCAAATTCAGAGTTTGGGGTAAACGTAATAAGTGTTCCAGGATTAATTCCTAGAGCTTCTAAGGTATTATTAGTATATTTTACTATACCAACGTTAGGTTGTTCTTTTCTATTGTCTAAAATGCTATTATTTAAAATAGGTTTTATAAAACAATAATCTAAATGAGGTTTGTTGTTGTACATATATATTTGGTCAAAAGAAACAAAATACATATTATCTTTAAAAAAAGTAGAAGAATTTTTTTCTTCACCTCTAACATTATACCATCTTCTGAATATATTATGATGTACATAAAGTTCGTCACCTACTTTTATTTTAGTTTTATAAGCTGCAGGCGTTGAAACAACTACAGCTTTTTTACTAACAAATACATGATTTTCAATACTAGTGTTAATAATAAGATTATTGTTATTAACCTTACGTACATTGTCGTATCTTTCATTTAAAGGTTCAACAATAAAGCTATATAAACCTTTCACTAATACTTTAAATCATATTCTACTGAAACTGCCATATTAGAATTAAACTTTTTCCAAGGCAAAACCTCATCGTTTTTAGTTATAAATATATTATACGATTGGTCTTTTTCTTTAAAAAGAATATCACTAATTATATGCCCTCCATAAACCTCTTGTCCAGTGGCATAATGCATAGCTTCATTCTTATAGTCTGCTCCTATACTAATCTTTCTTATCTTCGACATTTTCTTCTATCTTAGTATAAGATCCATCAGATAAGTCTATGTTTACATTTCCGTACTTTTCTTGAAACTTTATTTTAAACTTCTCTAATTTTTCCCCGTTATCTTTTAAGTGCTTGATAAATAAGCTCTTTTGAAACTCTATTCTACCAATAGAAGTTAAAAAATCTTGACCTTCTTTTGTTAATTCTTGAACTTTAGAAAGTTCGTCTTTTGTTAATTTATTTTTTTTTGACATTTGATTTGATTTGATTTTATTGTTTTATTAATATACTGCTACTAAATTACTTCCTGCAGTTATTC